CCTTTCCTATTAAAGCAAATACCAATTCCAAATTTAGGAATGATCTGAATGCCATACAGCAGCTTGAGATATGGAAGACCTATGCTGAACATTGGTGTGAGCATAAGCCAAGTGTCACCGTATCCGTTAAGGAAAATGAATGGGTGGAGGTGGGAGCTTGGTGTTGGAAGAACTTCGATCATCTATCGGGAGTATCCTTCCTTCCTTATTCAGATCATACTTATAAACAAGCTCCCTATCAGGAGATATCAAAGGAAGAATATGTAAGAGTTAAAAAGACCATGCCCAAGAAGACTATTGATTGGTCCCAGTTGAAGGACTTTGAAGAGGAAGATAATACCACAGGATCACAAGAGCTTGCTTGCACTGGAGGTGTCTGTGAACTTGTTGATCTAACGTAAAAAGTTCTTGACATATAACTATTTGTATGAAACAATACAATCGGAATGCCATAATGGGTTCCAAAACAAAGGAGAAATGATATGATTACTTTTAATTCTGATACTTGGCCCAGATTTGCTATAGGTTACGACAGACTTCTGGATCATGTACTAAACCATACAGCACCAGCAGGTGGTGATGGTGGTGGATACCCTCCCTATGATATCGTTAAGTCTGGTGAGGAAACATACTGCATAGAGATGGCTCTTGCAGGATTCACCAAAGATGAGATTAAGGTTGAGGTTAAAGAAAATAACTTAACCATAGAGGGAGATCTAAATGGTAGACATGATAACTCTGACTATGTTCATAAGGGAATTGCTAGACGAGCATTCCAAAGGAAGTTTATACTCAACGACACAATTGAAGTCGAAGGAGCTGAACTAACTGATGGAGTTCTTCACATTAACTTAAAGCAAGATATCCCTGAAGAGCAAAGACCAAAGTTAATAACAATCAACTAAGGAGACTTTATGAATACAGTCTATATTGGCTACGATCCTAAAGAGGATATGGCCTATCAAGTGTTAAAGTTCTCACTGGAACGTATTGCATCCAAGCCAGTGAGAGTACTGCCTATCAAAAGGGATGTGGTTAAACGAATGGGACTGTATCGTAGAGAGCATACGACGATGGACGGTCAAGACTATGACACCATAGATGGCCGTCCATTTTCCACTGAGTTTTCCTTTACCAGATTTCTCGTACCTTTTCTAAATATGTTTGAGGGTAAAGCTCTTTTCATGGACAGTGATATGTACATGAGAACAGATGTAACGGACTTGTTTGAATTATGTGACATGAATTACTATCCTCTCTGGTGTGTCCATCATGATTATGAACCGACAGACAAGAGCAAGATGAATAATAAAATACAGGAACCGTACCATAGAAAGAACTGGTCAAGTTTGATGATGTTTAATTGTGCTCATGCTGCACATAAAGCTCTTACCGTAGACGATATCAATACTAGATCAGGTAGATGGCTGCATGGTTTTGAATGGTTGCCCGACAAGGAAGCTGACATAGGAAAAATACCAGAGGAATGGAATTGGTTGGATGGACATTCCGACACTGAACTTGAGGCCAAGAATGTTCACTTCACCACAGGTGGTCCTTGGTTTGAGAACTGGCAATGTAGAGGAAAGGTAGATGCAAAGTATGCAGTTGAATGGACCAATGATGCCAGATGGTTACAAGCTAATGGCATGGTAGATGGTGAAGTAGATTATTTAATAAGGGCAAAGGATTAAAAATATGCAAGAAATTTTAATTACTGAAGAGATGATTAAGAATGCTACTAATAAAGCAAAGGAAATGGGAAAACTTAATAACTCAATTACGAAAGGACAAGGTAACATAGCTGGATTTATTGGAGAAGAAATAGTCTTAAATTATATAGATGCAGAGAGAATAAATTCATATGATTATGATTTACAACTATCAGATGGCAGGAAAATAGATGTAAAAACAAAACGAACAACAGTTAAACCACGGACTAATTATGATTGTTCTGTAGCTGCTTTCAACACTAAACAAAAATGTGATCTATATATATTTTGCCGTGTTCTAAATGATATGTCGAAAGGCTGGATACTTGGATACAAGGATAAAGAAAAATATTTTAATCAAGCTCGCTTTATGAAAAAGAATCAGATTGATCCAGCAAATAATTTTAGGGTTAAGGCTGATTGCTATAATGTAGCAATTCAAGATTTAGAGTCTATAGATAATTTGTTGCAGGTAATAAATTAATGACACAACTTAAAGTAGTAACAGCATTCAATGAAAACTCTCTTAAAGATCATGCGTATCAAATGTTCCAAAGGGTGGAAAAATATTGGCATCCTGATATACATTTATCTGCCTATCATTTTGATTGTGATCCTGTTGCGTATGATATTCCAAAGGTAATTACTTGTAAAAATCTTGATGCTGTAGAAGAGTTTAAAGAATATCAATCCAACATGGACGTACATGACGGTACGGAAAATGGAACAATTACATACAATTGGAAAATAGATACTCTTCTAACGGCTCCAAAGGTATTTGCCTTAACACAAGAAGCCTTCTCCATAGCAGAGGAAACCACAGAAGGTGGTTGGCTCTTGTGGATGAACACAAATATAATCCCCATAGCCAATCTAACACCTAACTTTGTTCATAAATTCTTTCCTGAAGGAGCAGACATTGTTCATTTAAGTGGAGATACTGTTGGTGCAAATGCCGAACAATATAGTAGTCCTGCTTTCATGGCATTTAATCTTGATCATCAGTCTCCCTTGGATATTCTTGGTGATCTAAGAGGTGCCTATGAGAGTGGAGAAATATTATCTTATCGTGAATGGCATGATGCATTTATCTTGGAGAGGTTATTAAATATCTACAGAGCACATGGCATGAGGGTACATTCTCTCACCCCTTCCAATACGAAGAAGGGTATTCGACATACTCCCTTGTCAAGTCATCTCATAAATTTAGAGGAAACAAACAGAGCACTAAGAGACAGTGATGGTGTCAGGATATTTCCTTTGTCGGACGAGACAGTCCCTCCAGATATAAGACCCAATCGAACCAAGATGATGGCTGACATCATACGATACCACAAGCCAAAATCATTTGTTGAGACGGGAACATGGAATGGTGGTCGAGCTATAGAGATGGCCTTGGCAGCCTTTGAGAGTGCAGATGAGATAACCTATACAGGTTATGATTTGTTTGAGGATGCCACAGACAAGACAGACGAAGAAGAATTAAACATGAAGGCCCATGTTAATATAAAGGCCGTGGAGAAAAGACTTACTGAGTTTAAAGAGAAGATGAAGAAAGATCAGAATAAAATCTTCAACTTCAAACTTGTCAAAGGAAATACCAGAGATGTTCTGGAGGAGGAGAATCCTGACTTTGCCCTGATTGGTGGTGGTAATAGTATTATCACCGTTCAAAATGACTACAATAAATTATCAGGTGCTCGTGTCAAGATGGTTGATAATTTCTTCAGTGAGGATTCAGAGAAGAAGCAGCCTCTTAAAAAGTTTCATGGAACAAACATACTTGTACAAACATTGGAAGGACTAAAGAGAATTGTTCTTCCCTCTTCCGATCCAGTAAAGAATGGTGGAGTAACTCATTACTGTGTGATATATGATGAGAGAGTAGTTCCCAATCTACCAGAAGAACTATTGAATGTTCCTATTGTGGTCCATCCAAGAGATTGTGTAGACAAGGAATATATACAGGCAAACATTAAAGAGAACATGTCTCTCATAGATAAGGATAAATTCTTTGGGAAGTGTAGACCTAATGATGGTGAGATTATTGTTGTTTCTGGTGGTCACTCTACTGATTTTAATAAGGTGAAAGAACTTATAAAGGAAAAACCAGAGGCCAAGATTATTTGTGTAAAACATTCCTATCCAAAGCTATTGGAGAATGACATCAAGCCTTGGGCCTGTGTTGTATTAGATCCAAGATCAATTGATGGGGAAAGTACTCATGGTATTATACGTAAAGATCTGTTTAAAACCATTGATCCAAGTACTAAATTCTTTGTAGCCTCCATGACTGATCCCTCCGTAACCAAGTATCTTATTGAAAAGAAAGCCAATATCTATGGTTGGCATGCCTTTACTGAGTCACTCAGAAAGGATAGTGAAAGAGAAACAGAGATAAAGGATCAGAAGATTTCTGTCATGGAAGACCTTGGAATCCCTGAAGGAGCTACTTTAATTACAGGTGGTACATGTGCGGCCATGAGAATACTTGGTATCATGCACACAATGGGCTTTAGGAAGTTCCATCTGTTTGGTTTTGATTCTTCCTTGAAGGACGAGCCTACGAAAGAACAGAGAAAGGAAACCACTGGTGCAGAAGATGAAGAGCCAAAGCCAAAGTATCTACAGGTAAATGTACGTGGAGAAAACTACTGGACTACAGGAGAACTATTGGCAATGGCACAGGATTGTGAAAGAGTATTTAATGATTCAACTATGAATCTTATGATTGAGTTGTATGGAGAACATACATTGGTAAGTTCCTTGTGGAGCCTACATCTGGATGAAATAAAGATCCCAAACTTTGAAGATGTCTTCAATGACTAAACCATCGGAAGAATACTATGCACTCATAGAAGAATATAAACATATGCATAAAGATCCTACCATGTTTCCCGGTAAGAGCATATCTAAATATATTCATTATATTAAATATATGATAAAGGATAACAAGTGCAAGTCTCTTCTTGATTATGGTTGTGGTAAGGCAGTCTTGTATGAAGAAGATCAAAAATTTACCAGAGATATAACAAGCAAACCTATTCATAAGTTCTGGAATATTAAAGAGCTTACACGTTATGATCCCGGTGTGGAAAAGTTTTCAAAGATCCCAGAGGGAACACATGATATAGTGCTGGCAGTGGATGTGATGGAACATCTCCCTGCTCAGGATCTGGAATGGATCATAGATAATATAATGAGCTATGCTAATAAGGTTGTGTTCTTGAATATAGCTTGCTATGAAGCTCTAAAGACATTCTCAAATGGTGACAATCTCCATATAACCGTACATGAACCTGATTGGTGGATTGAATTATTGGATAAAATATGGTATAATAAGCATAGGAAAAGGATAAATGTTCATGCAGCTTTTGAAGAAGTTGAGAGTAGGTTTGTTTCTACTGGGATATTTAAGACACACGTTCTATACAGAAATTAAGAATCTCAGATATGTCTCATGGGAATTGATGTTTCAATTGTCAGTTGCCAGCTTCATACTTGGATTTTTTCTAATGATATACTTTTATTAATAGGAGAATGATATGGCTTTATTTGGAATAGCAGATGCCGTGGTGGGTGTAGTAGGTAATGTACTGGACAAGTTCGTGGAGGATAAAGACCTACGAGCAAAGCTCAACCATGAATTGAAGACACAGGTGCAACAGGCTAATCTTGCACAGATAGCTGTTAATCAGGAACAGGCAAGGCATCCTTCCATCTTTGTGGCTGGGGCTAGACCTGCCATCATGTGGATATGTGCCTTTGGTCTTGGATGGCAATTCGTATTCCAGCCTATATGTGTCTGGGGTATGGCTATCTGGACTCCTGACTTAACGATACCTGTCATACCAACAGAAGGGTTGATGACATTAACCTTGTCATTGCTTGGTCTGGGTGGTATGAGAAGTTTTGAAAAGTCCAAGGGAGTGCAAAGAAATAATTTAAATAACTAACATGCTGACTGAACGACAAGAAAGGTTTGCTCAAGCTTATATCATTCATCGTAATGCAACGGAAGCTGCCAAGACTGCTGGCTACTCTCTTAAATCAGCCAACAATCAAGGCTATCGTATGCTCAAGAACGATGAGATACAAGAAAGAATAGCTGATCTTGAAAATGAACTTGTAACAAATATTGATGTCATAGAAGAAATTGAAAATCAATATACTTTTGCCAAGGCAAATGGTCATACCAACAGTGCCATTAAAGCATTGGAATTGTTATCCAGAATAAGGGGAGCAAAGGGTGACAAAGATATAGATCTGTCCAAGGATGGACTTAGAACTGGTATCATTGATGCCTTGAAAGTTCTTGGAAAAAAGAATGTTATGGAACTTGTTAAAGAATGTAACTTTACATAGGAGAGATATATGAAAAATATTATTCTAATACTGGCTTCAGTATTCTTATTTGGAGCATGTGGTTGGGCTTGGCTTACTCCAGCAAAGGCAGAAGAGGTAAAGATTGAACCACTTCCTGATCCCATATTAGCTCCTCTGCCAGATAGGACAGGATATAGTACTCTTCCCGGTTGGTCAGCAGGCTATAGATATAAC